GTCGGCAGCGTCAGATGTGTATAAGGGCCAGGGTCTACACTCAGGGCGACACTCAATACCTATACTCCTTGCGTTTTCTTCCATTACCCCAGTGTGCCAAGCAACATTATGATAGCTAACAATACAAGCTACTCTGCCCGCCTCTGCCACTAGATGAGCCGATGAACCAGCCTTTGGATTGCATAGCCAATTAACAACACCCATGAATGACTGTCCCATTGCTCCCCAATGATGAATACAGATGTATCCAGGATGATTCTGATTCGTTTCTCCGACAAAGTATTTGCCATAGTTAGGGCTGTCAAAGTCCTCTATAAATTGATATGCCATAGTATTTCACCTACTCCCTAAAACCTTTGATTACAGTATCTTCCTCATCTGATGGGTCAATCTATCTCGGCTCGGTATATTCCATAGCCTGTGCACTATCCTTTATACCATCTGTTGTTGGGTCAACAACCACACCAAGTAGTACAAATAGTTGTATTACTATCACAAATAGATTGTGCCACTGTTCCTGAGTAATAGATGGTACTATTCCCACCATACCTAGAAATGTGTACACAATAGCTAGAGCCGTTGATACTATAGCTAGTAGTGTGACCTTGTTTTTTAGTCTAAGTTTTAAATTCATATTAACCTCTCTTTCTTAGCACCCACATTCAATGAGCGTATTAACATCTTTAATCGGTAAAGCACAATAGTGCCTATAAATATCATCCATAGTGCCATTACCATCTAACTCTTTGTATGCCTCAAACATGGTGGTCATATCCTCGAACTCTATAATCGATTTCCATCCCCGCTCTATTGCGACTAGCATTTCTGACCTCAGTCTGAATCGTAACATTGCCCTAGTCCCGACCGAATTAGCATTGAGTTGTCGAGTAATTTCTTCGATAGTATGTTTAGAGTTAGTGTTATCGAGGGATTTTTGGTAGTCGGATTCTATTTTCTTAGCCAACCAATTAAACCCTCTTATCATCGTACTTATGATTGCCAAAATTCCAACGGTTATTGAAATAACTACTGCTGTCATGCAAATACCCCCTACTGACCTAATTTCGAATATATTGCTTTAATTGAACTCGCATTAAATGTATAGTTTGTCTTATAAGTCACACCTTTGTATACGGGGAACATTGTTGTGAATGTTCCACCTGAACCCTCTCCATATACAGACCCCTTGATATCGTTCTTAGTATCAGATATGTAGGTTAGTGTATAACTTGTCGAGCTCGAGCTTATGACTTTTACAGTCAAAAATCCATCAGCCGGGCAAGTCCATGACCCATTGCCCCAATATACATCGACTGGTTCAGCAAATTTTGGGGACACTCTAGCGAGATAGTTCGCAAGTGTTTTTAGTGTGCCACGATATAATTTATCACCTGAACTGAGAATCACTAATGTGTCATCTTTGTACACCGAACCCGGTGCATTGTCGAGACCTCTGACATTTATCGAGAGTGTTCCATTCTCGTGCATTTCCAATATCTGATTAAGTGTCTCATTGGTATGATTGATATCATTCGCCCCAAATAAGGACGTGTCATCAAACTCATAGTATGTGGTTTTGTCCTCAAAAGACACTGTGCCATCATCATTCCTAATCATGTTGTATTTCTTATTTCCCGAATAAATTGCGTCTTTGTAATCTGTTCTCAAGCTCATTAGATTACCACCTTTCTTTGCTCAAACCTTATCTTTAAGTGTCGTCTATTATCATAAGAGTTTTGTAAAATATTGTATAAACGCAATATTTCACCCTCTAACCTATTTAGGTCTGAAAATGTCATGATACCCTCATCGGGTAAATATCTAGGTGTGTTACCTATATTCAGATTGACCGTATTAGCATTAATTGTGCGTAGATTATCCTCAAATACATTTATCTCATCTGCATAAAAATAATCGCCCACTTGCTTATCTGCTCCCATATCGATTATCGAAAACTTTGGGTAAAGAACTTGTGCCAAAGTGTTCAGATGGTTGAGGTTATTTTTAATACGATTGTAATCTTCTGCATTAAAGTAATCTCCCTCATACACATCATCGATATAACTTGCTGACCAATCCGTTTTTGGTTTTTGCCACATATTATCCCCCTTGTCGCCTTGCTATCACACTTGCTGAAAATGAATTAGTAAATTTCATATTATATTTGTATATACATACTTTCATCTCAGGGTGGAACTCATTTTCCTGATTAACAATGTCATTTGCGTCCAACTCAGGATTCCCTCTCGTATCATATTCATACTCGATTCCCGATGTATAATACTCTTTGAGCCATTGTAATAGCTGATTTGCCATCTGCTCATCGCTTAGTAGTGGGTTTGACCACTTAATGACCCTACCTCGATTATTCAGCGACGCTCTAACTTGTTTCTCAATAATATTGTATTTGCGACCCTTTATTTCCAGCTTATGCTTACCCGCCACCTGATATCGCACTGATATTGCATAATTTGATTTACTAACAACGCTTGCTAGATTAGACCTGTCATCGACTAGCACGTTAAAATCATAGCAAGGTGAATCAAAGTAGTATGTAATCACTTGATTTTGTGCGACTTCGATATCCTCTGAAATTAGCACGTCCACTTTGTCCGATTCCTGATAAGTGTAATAAGGTACGATGATTTCCTTAATCGATTCCTGCTTTATAGCTTTTGGTGATGACAACATATCTCGTCTTGTCACTGTGAAATTTGTGGCTGTCTCCAAACCGATTCGTCTTACCACCACATGGTTGTTAGGTTTAGCTGTTTCCTCAAAACTGAATACCATCTTGTCACATTCGCCAAAATCTCGTATGACCGACATCTTCTTACTAATCTCTGAGCTATCTACAGTAAAAGTATTTGTATTCGCACCATTATTATATGTATCGATTGTGAATAAAGACGGTAATGTGTTACCAAACTCGATATTGACATTATAATAAGCTCGTATATTATCCATCATGACTGCAATTTCGATAGGGTTAGTGAACTCTCCTGTGGAATCTGTCGCCCTATTTGATACAAACCCAACGGGTCTCCTTGACACCCCTGTTCTATTTGCAAAAAACATACTACCATCAACTGTGGTGTAATCTCTATCAAGTCTAGCAAATTCCACCTTTTGACCCGGTTTAAGTACGTTCGCTAGATTCGACATTCTGTCCCCATCATCAGAACTGATACTTAATTCAGGTATGTAATTTGACTTTATTTGTATCTCACCCCATCTTGATTGCGATACTGTACACCTACAAGCATTTGCTAATAGCTGTATTGCCTCTTTCAACTTCACTCGAGGTATTGGATTTTTGAGTTTAAGTAATTTTAGTCTAGGTTCTATGTAGTATTTTTTAATACCCATCTCTCTGAATAGACTTGTGAGGACGTCGTAGTAACTAACCCCCATTGATGAATATTGACCCATGCTATACTCTCTGTCCAATCCTCTGAGTAAATCTGTACCTCGGATTGTAGCTGTGTTATCATCGCTCTCCCATTCTGTACAAACAAGCTGTCCACCTTTGACCCATTCGATATTGTTAGAATCGGGTAATTTATAGCCATACATAACACTGAGTTGCTGACCTGTCTCAAAATAGTTTATCGCTGACTTTGGGTTGTCCACATTAAAGTATTTATCGTCGTTTTTGAGTTTGACCATAAAATCAATCTGTGGGATATCTGCTGAAATCGGTGATACATACGATTCAAGTGAACTGTCTAACACATATTCATTGCCATATACCAAGCCTAACCCAAACTGTAGTGACTTTATTCGCACTCTACAACCCTCGTACTTCATTTTTCGCACCAAGATAGTCATTTTTCGCACTTTATCAAAGGTTTCATCTGTTACCCATAGCGATTTATCGTTATTCGTTATATCAAGCCGTTTTCCGTTGTTTGTAAAGATTTTAAACTCTGTTGGATAGTTATATCCAAAGTCTATTGAAAATCCCTTAAAACTGATTTCCTCGCTCCCAAAATTTACCAAAAGTGCAAATTCTTCCGTCTCGAGTGTGTTTTCCGATACAATCCCTGTGTCATGGTAAATAACATCCAAATCTTCCCTAGGTAGGAATCGCATACTACAATCAACCTTTGTAAAATTT